ACTGAGTAACTTCCTTCAAATTTAGATTTAACTGTGGAAAAATTAGTTAAAGTTATGAGTTCTTTATCAAAATAATCATGAGAACTGACTGCTATTCCAACAAATGTACCCTTTTTGCGTGATGGATAAATCTCGATAGGGATTTCGGTATTTACATTTTCAATACTAGAAATTTCTTTACCTTTTACAAAAGAAACTTTTGCAGCAACTCCATTTCCACCAGATCCCTTTTGATCAAAGACTAATCTGTCCCCAACTTTATATGAATCTCCACCACTTAATACTTTAACATTATTAACTTTTCCCTTGGAGACATTTTTGACTGTTACCTTTTGATTTAAATCATTTGGAAGAGTAATATATGGGTATTTTGAAGTTTTATCAAAGAAATTATATAAACTAGTATTCCTCTTATAATTTGTTTGGTTCAAATCAATTTCATCTTGATTTGAAGTTCTTTCTTGATTAAATTTACTTGGAACAGAAAAATAATTTTTTCCGATCAAGTATGGAAAAACTGGTCTTCTATAATCTCTAAATGGTCCCGAATCATCTGCAATTTCGCTAATCGTAGCAAAGTATGCGTAGGTTCCATTTGGAAATTCAGGTGTTATACAATATCTTCCATTATTTTCATCAAGAATAGAATCATCATCAACTCTATAATAAGTGTAATCCTCTATAAAATATCCTGCTGGATAATTTGGTGGTCTGTTTTTCTTTAAAGAAGATTCATTATAATATCCACTCTTCATTCTTACAGCAACGCCACCAGATTTTGTGGAATAACCATATGGACCATAGATTGGATTGCCATCATATGCCCATCCAATGATAGGAGAATGTTTAGGGGAATCAATTTCTACTCTATTAAAGGGCAAATCACTCGATCCATACGTCTTTTTTCCATCTGAATCACTTGGAATTAATTTACTTCTTAGATATCTTGGCGCAAAAATATGGCAATATTGAATCCCATAATTACCAAAAATTGAAGGAACAATGACTCCATCATCTTTCTCAATTTTATCAAATGAATCTTCAAATAAATTTATTTTCCACGATTGAAGATGTGGTTGAAATTTTGATTGTGAAAGAGATTCAGAAGATACAACTCTAATTGTGGTATTATCTCTAGAATATCCCCTACCACCCTCTATCACAATTATTTTATCAAGTCTTCCATCATTTTTAATAGTTGCAGTTAATACCGCTCCAGTTCCATCACCATCTACAACAACATCAGGAGCAGAAGTAAAGTTTTTACCCCTATTCATAACAATTGCTTCTGTTATGCTACCATTGTTGATAATAGTTTTAATTTGAGTATCTTTTCCAATGGAATATGTAACAATTGGATTTCTTTCAAAACCTTGAATATTTGTTACCCCATATCCAACCCCACCATCTGAAATATACACATTATCAATTGCACCTAAGAATTTTGGTTGAAGTTCCGCAACAAATTCAGTTCCGATAGCAGTTTTTCCAGTTAAAGTGACTTTAATCGGTGGGTGATTGAAAATATGTGTCCCAATCCCAGAATTAGTGATATTTACATATTCTTTTCTATCTGAGAATATATTTACAGTATTGCCGACACCAGAAACTGAAAGTGTAAAATTATCTTCATCAATAACCGTAGCAACATAATCAGTATTTGAGGAAAGACCAGTTAATTGAGTATCTGTTTGACTAGCAACTCCCATATATTGAACAATATCTCCACTGGAATAACCATGGTTAATACTGTTAATGGTGTTTGTTGCTGTATTGATCCCTATACTTTGGCAAGTAACCTTTCTATTCGAATAACCCTCACCAGTCTCAACAATATTTAAAGAGTCTATCTGTCTCTTTTTACTAAGTGCCCTGAGGCTATGCACACCATTTCCATATGCAGTAAATTGAACTGTATTGATACCAGAAACCGCATCATCTCTAGTGTTATATAATTTTAAATTAGTAAGATCTGCCAGTTCAACAAAATAAGTTGAGTTTGTTGTTAACCCAACAATTCCAAGTTGATCGTTTGTTTCATATACAACTTCTTCATAGTCTCTAAATTTATGATATGTAGAAAAACCGATTGTATTTGATGGATTTAATTGAATAGACCTACTATTAAAATTGGCAATATTATCAGACAACTTCATATTAACTAAAACAGAAGCTCCTCTGCCATTACCACCACTTACCTTAATTGTTGGTGTCCCTTCATAATCAAATCCTCTATTAATAATTTTTATACTACTAAGTGATCCAGTAACTCCAAGAAATCCATTAGCATACTTACCTCTACCATTGTCATCAATTATCAAGTTTGGGGGGTTAATTATATCAAATTGACTATCTGAGAATATTACATCAACTTTTTTAACTTCTCCGTAGTAAATATTGTTTTTTGATTTATAGTTTAAAATTTCAACACCATTTAATAACATTCCTGTCATTCCAGGAAGAGTTTCTATTTTCTCAGAAGAACTTTCTAGAGGTAAAGGAATTTCTCTTAAAAGTTTTTGGTCTAAAAGTTTTTGATCATGAAAATCATATAACATTACCTTATTATCTTTTACGGTCGTTTTTGCAAAAGTAATATATTTTCCAAAGAAAATATTCTCTTTACTTAATGCAAATTTGACTGCGAAATCATTAACTTTTTCAACATAATAGATTCCTTCATCAAATAATTTAGTTCCCTCAACTTCTTTTGTTACAATATTAAAGTTTTCATCAGTTACTCTATTTTGAATTTTTTCTGTGTGATAAAAAACTTTATCTCCAGTTTTAAACTTATGCTCTTTTGAGAATGTAACTTCAGTTCCTTCAAAAGTTCCATTAATTTCTAAGTCAACACTTCCGATAGAAATTGGTTCTGATGGTAATGAAGATGATGCTATCAGTAAATTATCATTATCATCAACATAAACATTTTGAACGTTTGCGTGATAATCTGCTATTTGCGGAAACGCTGGGGATATACCTTTTAGAATATTTCTCTTAATCGTATATATTCCAGTTAAATTGAGTAGTTCGATTGCTTGTATATTTACAGATTTTTCATTTATAATAGAAATAATGGTTCCATTCAAAGATTTTCCACTATTATCAATGACTTGAATAAAATCATTCTTTACGAAGAAATGATTATTGTTAAAGTTTATACGATATACTTTATCTGTTTCATCAACGACGCTTAGAGAAGCGACTGTAAATATTTTTTTGTTATTATAAATCCACTCATTAAATTTAAATCCACTTCCTTCATATCCAAGAGTCTTTACTCTTGATATAATTCCCTTTTTATTATAAAGAGACTTATCGGGAAAGTTTACATTTGAAATTATAGATGATATATTGCATTGTACATTTTTGCCATTTACAGAGGCATATGCAAAAGTATTTTTATCTGTTATGTTTTCCTCTTCTTTTATTTCTTTATAGATGTATCCAGTATCTCTAAATTGGTTAATAGTTTTAGAACCATAATATAGTGATCCGGGTGTACCATCAGAATATGCGAAAGAAATATTTCCTGTATTTGCAAAACCAACCGTGGATTCTACATCAAGATATGTTGCTCCAATAGAAACTGGATTCAATAATTTTGTTTTAGGAGTTACTTTAAAATCTCCATAAATTGAACCATTGAATGTAATATCTTTATTATATCCAGAGTCAATATCTAATCTATAGTAAACTTTAGAGTCTTTACCTTGAATTCTTTCTGAATATGCAATAGGCGCATATGACCTTATGGGAGAATCTTGAAAAATGGTAATATTTTGAATATTACTAAACTCTTCTTCATTTAATGTTGGTTCTACAATTATACTCTCTACTACATCAAACTGAGCATCAGATGGTCTAAAAAGTAAATCGGCAGGATTTAGTAATTGAACGTTAACACCGTAAAGTGCTTTAAATAAAATTTTGAAAGAATCTTCTGTACCTTTTGAAGCATAAAAACTTCTTATTTGCTTCAGAAAAGTATTCTGATCTAATCCGGTATATAACTCTCTTTCATCAAAACCTAAAGCGATTTCTTTTTTTGTCTTATTCAAAAATTCTGCTAAAAATAAAACGCTAAGATTTAATACCTGAGCACCATTTCTATGAACTTCTGCTTGTGTTGATTCAAATAAAACTTCATCTGGAGAATTATTTTTAGAAAGTTCAGAAATTCCACTAAATCCTCTAATACAACCGGTAAAAGAACTTTCTGTTTTTCCTGTATATGTAATTATCTCATTGTCAATTTTTATCAATCCATAAGAATCTGGAAATCCTGAAGTATCACCGATTTCAATTACGGTGTTTGTCAAATTGATTGATTTTAAAAGAATTCCAGAATAGACTCTATTTGTAAAAGAATCGATCTTGAGATATCTATCAATATTATTAATCAAATCAATTGGACCACCTTGATATTCCTGCCCCTTATAGTACTCTTTTAAAAATTCAGATATCAAAGGAAAATCAGTCCTAACATAATCAGGAACTTGACTCTTAACAATTGTGGAAAGTTGAACTCTTTTTTCTGTCATTTTAATTTAAGTATTAGTATCCGCTGCTGTAACCGCCGCCAGAAGAACTGGAGGAAGAAGATGAGGAAGAAGAAGATGATGTAGATGAAGTTGCAGATGATGTACTAGAAGGCGTGGATGTTGTATTTGTAGCAGGAGAAACTCCTGTGCTGTAAATACTTGTTCCACTAACATTAACTGCTCTTGCCTGTGCTTCGGAGAGGACAGTTGAACCTACCCTTCCGCCAGATCTAACCAAATTACCATTCGCATAACTAGATGAGGATATGTATGTAGAAGCAGAGGAATCTAGTCCAGAAGAAATATCATCAATAACCATATCAAAAATACTATTTCCAATGTCCAATTGCAAATATAAATCCTGCAACCCAATAACATCATTGGATTTTGGTGTTGCAGAAATTTCAACAATTGGTTGACCGTCACGTATTTTTCCGGAAGTTATATTTACAGGATTTAAAGTCACAATACCATTTACATAATCAACTGTTCCAACATTTCTTCTTATAATCGTTGGATTCTGAGAAGTTATTGTTGGAACAGTAAAGAAGAACAAATCACCAGTTTGATTGTCAAAATTTGGGATATCACCTAAGTATAAAGTTTCTTGAATTCCACTAACAGTAAAACCAGATGATTTTATGTTAAATCCTTCAAGATTCTTAATATGAAACTGGTTCCCAAATCCAATAGAATACTCTGCAAATGTGTTCAATACTACTCTTAAATCTCTTCTTATACCAATAGTAGTTATATTAGATGTGATTGCCTGATTACTATCATCAATAATTTTTTGAAACTTAGAATACTTGAATCTTGCTCCATATCTGTTCAATTCCGTGGATTCTCCATATTTTTGCACATTATTTTGAACAATTGAGGAAACACGTTGTGATGAAGGTGTTAAATTTGAGTTATAATATACTTTTGAGTCAACTTCAACATACAAATACTTCAAATCAAGAATTTCGGTAACAATTCCAGCTACAGAATATCGTTTAAGTTCTTTTTTAATATTTTCTTTAATCAAATTTGGCAAAAAATCACCAAATTTTGGTTTTATGCTAATGAAAACTTTTCCATATTGTGGAGGAACTAATTCTTCTCCACCAAAAACCGAAATAGACTCAGTTTCAGTGTAAATTTTTGATGGAATTAAAGTTTCATAATCTGAAGAGGTGACTGCTCTATTTTGAGTTGCAAATGTCCTTGGAGCAAACTTTTTAATTGACTCTACGCTTTCAATGTTTTCTCCACCTGAAGAAGAAACTCCAGTCGTTAATAATGAAATACCTTCTAATACATTATATTCAACTGCGTTTCTCTGATATGTAATTCTACCATTAAAAGTAAATCTATTGATCCCATTCGCACTATCTCCATTTGATCTGATATAATTTACTGTGATATGATTACCTTCATTAAGTTTTTGTCCAAAAATACCATCTCCAAACAAAATTTCATATCTCTCGTCTTCAATTTCTTGTAAAAAATAAGTTTTTGCATATTTGTCGGCACCAAAAAGGTTATCTTGCCTTGAATAACGTGTTGATGCTGTTGAAGTTACGCTATCTTTAACAAAAACACTCATTAAATCAGTATCAACACCTGAATTTGGTAGAATAAACCTCTGATTATAGTCTCTGGTATCATAAATGAAGGTTTGAGACAGTAATGGACCTTCGTAAATTGGAATATTACTGAAAATTGCAATTCCATTACTTACTGGAACCGTAATGTCATCAATAATTGAGAAAATAAACGAGGAATTTGCAAAACTTCCTTGAGATGTTGCAATTGGACCCTTTCTAAGGGTTAAAGATACGGGTGCAGGAGTCGTTCCAGAGACATTTACGAAAAAACTGACCGTTGCTCTTGCAGATTTTCTTGATTTTGGCAAATATCCAATATTTCTTGCGATAGAAACTACATTCTCTCTTAATGTAGCACTATCAAGAAACACTTCGTTTGCCACCATATTGGCATTGTACGAAGTAATGTAAGTATTATATGCTAAAACATCAAGTATCGATGACAGGTTTGATCCCTCAAAGTCATAATCCGTAAAATTGGAGTTTGCTTGAAGATAATCCCTAAGTGATTGTTTAACCTGATCGAAATCTAGGTTTGAAAAATTTGTTAATGGCATTTTTACCTAGTTGGTTGCAAAATAAAACTTATTTGTTGTGGGTCAACATCTGCTCCGATTATACGATATGAAATTTCAACATCATATCCATTATTATCAAAGTCAGGAACAACGATTACATCAATAAGACTAATTCTTTGCTCATATGTTTCTAATGAATATGTAATTCGATCTTTAATTACTGTTCCAGAGATTTCATCTAACAATTCAAATAGAGAATCAGTGATGTTTGTTCCAAAATCTGGGTTAAACATTTTCTCACCAGGCACAGTAAAGATAATGTTTCTTACAGAACGAGCAATTGCATTTTCATTTTTAAGGGCAATCAAGTCATTTGACAGGGGATTAGCCTGAAATGACATACTAATATCTTTAAACCCCCTACTAACCCTCTCTAAAGGCACTTTAATGCAGCAATTATGAATTATTTATTAGAGATATTTGTATAATTATGACCAACGATCATGCATTTCTTGAACTTTTTTTTCTCTGATATGCTGCTCTCTTGCTTTTTTCAAATATTTTTCACTTTCGACCTCCGTAATCAAGGTCATACCATCTTGAATGAAAGAATTTGACTTATCGACGGAACCGTCAAGATGCTGTGGATGACTCATGATACCCTTTTGAGTTATTTATTGAGTATCTAGCGGTCTATCTTGAGATTTGTACATATCCATTACTTCTTCATCTACACTAAAACCATCGGCATTAACAGTTCCTTTACGCTCCTTTGCTGTTTTCCAAAAATATTCATCTTCACGCCCCATACCCAATCGATCATTTCCATTTTCAACTTGATAATATTGAGTTGATACTTTGAAATCAGGCATCTTCGGATCAATAGGAGTTAAACTATTATCATAGATACGCAACCTATTGTTTGGATATAATGCATACTGACCATTCTCAAGTTCAATTAGATTATGTGACTTATGTTCTGCAGGATTTTCACTAGTTGCATAATCAATATAATCTGGATCATGATGATAGTTATCAATAGTACAAATATAAGTACCCTTTACATTACCATGATCGCGTGTATAACACTCAAAGTCCATACTACCAATAAACTTCTTATCTACTGATACAACCCCATAATCCATACAATTCCAAAATTGTAGGTTAGGTAGACTCATATCAGGTTTAGGCGTCTCAGGGTCGCTTACAAACGCGCTGATGGGCAATTTATCGTACATTGCAGCATACTCAGGTAAATACGTTTCAAAGTAAAATGCACGTCCAGGTATACTCTTTACTGATACCCAAACACCCTTTACAAATTCACCATGCCCAAATTGATGATCAGTCAAATAC